GATGAGAAGGATACAGACATACTACCTCCGGAGGTAATGGAGTTACTAGGTAAGCCAGAGGATATTGACGTTAATCAACAGATTAACGATCTTCTGAAGACTAAGTAATTTCATGGAAAAGTTTAATAAAGTAGCATCTGAACTGCAAGAGCAGTACTCCAGGAAGTCTATCAAGATAGAAACCTCAATCCGAGCTCCTAGGCATCTAAAGCTCAGCGAAGAGTTTATTGAAGCATTTCAACGTGAATACGCAAGGTTAGAGCATGAGTATGAGGAAAATAATAGACCTAAGAAAAAGCTATTAAACGAATTAAGTAAGTCTCTTCAATTCTTAATTCCTTGATTGATATTTATCAAGTTGAGTTACTATAAATCTCAGTAATTCACTTCTCATAATATCATCCTCAGTGAACTTGAACGAGTAAATTCCTTCAGCTTCACTTTCCTCATTATCAAAAGTCCTGAATATATGAGGCCATCCAGATTTACCATTAATATCTGATTGCTTACTATCACCTATAATTATCAGTTTGCAATTTTCACCGTATCTAGTCATAATGGTAACAAGTTCACTATATTCTAGATTCTGAGCCTCGTCAATAATAACAATATTATCTCTAAACGTGGAGCCGCGAAGGAAATTAACCGGTATACACTTTATATACTCCTTCTCCATTAAAGGGTTAATATAAATAGGATCTATTAACTCTTCTAGTTTCTCAACTAACGGTATTGACCACGGTTTAAATTTATCCTCAACCTCACCCGGGAGGGATCCTAGCTTTCGTGATGCAGATTCGACTATACTTCTAACGTATAATATGTTATCCTTACAGCGGTTCCGGAGAAGGGTTAATGCAATGTATACTGCGCAGTAGGTCTTTGCTGTCCCTGCCGGGCCATCCACTAGTACAATATTTGTATCTCTCCGGAGAGCTAGCTCGATCAAAGATTGATGACTTGGTTGAAAATCGTACGGTACATTAATATCATACTTTATATCGCATGTAAATCGCGATGCCTTTTCTATGTTCTTTTCAACTTCCACAGCTAATCGAGTCCGTGGACCTTTCTTTGATGCCATATACAACTATTTATAGTAATAATTGGATTATCAACTAGAATAGTAGTAAATTATATTATAATTCGAATTTAATATAAATGGATAAAATTTTTAAAGTAGGTATTATAGGTATAGGATTCGTCGGTAATGCACTAGCGGAAAGTTTTTATAGGCATGATATAGACGTACGTACATATGATAAGTGTAGAGAGTGTACTGATTCTCTCGAGAACTTACTACATGTAGATATCATGTTCTTATGCTTACCCACTCAATATGACTACAATTCAAAGAGTTATGATAAATCTAGTATATATGATGTATGTTCATATCTAAGCGAGAATAACTTTACGGGTGCTACAATAGTTAAAAGCACGGTCGAGCCTGGATCGACTCAAGAGCTAAGTAATAGCTTCAGTAATCTGAACATTATTCATAATCCAGAGTTCTTAACAGCTAGGACTGCGCAAGAAGATTACCATAATCAAAAGCACATAGTCTTAGGAAAGACTATGCACTGTAATGATGGAGCTTATAGTGATATAATCGATTTTCATGCTCTATATTACCCATGGGCTCATATATCTAAATGTACATCACTTGAGTCTGAATGCGTCAAGATATTTGCAAATAACTTCTACTCTATTAAGATTCAATTTTTTACTGAATTATTTCTCTTATGTGGGAAAATTAACTGCAACTACGATTTAATCAGAACAATTTTAATTAGGAACAACTGGATAAACCCAATGCATACTGTGGTACCTGGCCCTGATGGTGAAATAAGCTATGGAGGTCTCTGCTTCCCTAAGGATACAAGCGCATTACTTGAATTTATGAAACTTCATGATACACCATGCAGCATCTTAGATGCATGCATTACAGAGAGAAATACAATGAGAGAGGACCATGACAACTGCATTCGAGCCTAGTATATCAATTATTATTCTAACAAAGAATAATTTTTCCATGTTTAAGGATTGTGTTGATTCGATTTTCAAACATACATCGTATGAAAATTTTTCATTATATATAGGTGACACAGGTTCTGATGATGATCAGTTAGAATTATATCAAGAGTATCTAAAGCAATATAAAGGTTATGTAAAAGGATATGTAATATTTGATTATTATCATTTTCCAAAAAATAATAACTGGATTATTGAGAATATCGCTACAGGTAGTGATTATATTCTATTTTGTAATGATGATATCGTGCTACAGAACGATGCTATATCTCTAATGATGAAACATGTAGATGATAGTGTAGGTACCATAGGTTGTAAGTTATTATATCCTAATAATACAATTCAGCATGCTGGACACTTACATATAATACCTAATAATAGAGATAGTATCAACCATTATAATGTAACTCATAAACTGCTTAATGAACCTGATAGGGATATCGAGACATGTACTGTTGATGGCAATACATTCGCTTTCTGCCTTGTTAATACACATACCTTTTTACAGATGGGAAGATTGAACGAATCATATGAACATTGTTTTGAAGACGTAGGTTTTTGTATATCATGCTCACGGTCAAATCTAAAGCACTTATGTATAGGTAACGCGGTATGTATACATCATGAGAGTATTTCTAGAAGAAAGTTATCAACGTATATATCATCAAGCGATATTAATCTATTTAGGAATAATATTCACAACTTTTATAATGAAATAAAATGAAAATTCTATGTATACTAACAGCCCATTAATCAACATAATTACTAGAACATCCAGCAGACCGGTCGGGTTTAAAAAAAACAGAGAGTCAGTACTTAACCAAACATATAAAACCATTAACCATATTGTCTCAACAGATGATAGCGAGAGTGTAGAATACCTAAGGAAATTAGATGTTGATTATATATTTATAGATAGAGATGAGATAATTAAAAGTATACCTACACCAAATACGAGACCAAGTGAGTCGACTCTATTCTTACCTCATAATATATACTTAAATAAAATAATTAAAACTATTAATGATGGTTGGATTTTTTATCTCGACGATGACGATCACTTTGCGAATGAGTTAGTTGTTGAGAGTATTGTTAAAAATATAACCTCAGATGATGAATTAATATACTGGAAGATGAGACTTCCGGATGGTAGGATTATACCGGATGCAACATGCTTTAATAAGAGACCTGTTGCTGGTAGGATAGGCGGTTGCTGCCATGGGGTACATAGTAAGTGGAAGGATCATATAAAATGGGATTCATGGAATATGTCTGATTATCGTGTTATGAAGCATTTAGATGATATAATACCAAAGACAAAGTGGCTGGATATTGTTGCAGTTAATAAGGGCAATCACGGCGGTCTTGGTAGAAGAAGAGATATTTAATTATGATTCAACATAAGAATATTCTAGTACTAGCCCCGCATACAGATGACGAGACCTTAGGATGCGGAGGGTTTATAAATAAACTATCAAGTGACAATATGATACATGCTGTATGCTTTAGCTATTGCGGAGTATACACCTTAAAGACGGAATTTAATAATGCTATAAAGAAATTAGATAATAATATAACTTCACAAATTTTAGATTTTAAAGTCAGATACTTTAATAGGCAAGAGGTTTTAGATAAGTTAATAGAGATTAAAGGTCAATTAAACCCTGATATTATCATATGCCCGGGGAGGTATGACGTTCATCAGGATCACGAGGTTGTTTACAATGAAGCTGTTAGAGCTTTTAAAGATCTCACCATTCTAGGGTATTGTCATGCATGGAATACTATAGGTCTTAGTGATTTAAGGCTAACTATAGATTTAGATGAAAATAATATTGTGTCTAAAAACTTAGCTATGAACGAGTATAAGACTCAACATCATAGAGATTATTTTAAGGATAGGTCATGGATTGGTAATAAAGAGAGACTAGAGGTTATATTGTGGAGATACTAATATCAGGATGCGAGAGATCTGGAACAAAGATGCTATCTAAGAGCTTAGGGACTGAACTAGGTATTAGATTTACTCTTGAAAATAAACACACAATAGCATGTTTTAAGTATTACCAGGAGTTACAGAGATGGGTTAAGTATAAGGATAGTTATATCCCTTTAAATAAAATTAATAAATTTGAAAAGCATACGTTAAATGATGAAATTAATATAGATTTTCTAAAATGGATTAAAAAAATATACCCTAACATTAAGATATATTACATTGTTAGGGACGGTAGAAGTGTTGTTAGTAGTATAATTGATAGAGAGTGGGGCCATAGTCAAACAAGAGAAATATATAAAGTTAGCTTAGATAGAGCATGCACTCAATGGAATAATGTTATTATCAATACTTGGGCTTGGGCATGTAGGAATACCACAATAATTAAATATGAGGATATTTGTGACATTGTTTCGACTCCTCTAGATAGCTCTACATATAAAATAGCTACTAAAAAAATGGAAGATGCACTTTCTATGACTGAATATACATAATTATGATATATTTCTTCTCAGACCCGCATATATATTCATTTGAAAACCTCTATCCGCTGTATTTGGAATGTAGGAGCAGAGATATAGAGTGCTACATGGATGCAGAGTTTATTTATCAAGGGGAAAACATACCTAGAGAAGCGAAGAGCCATAGAGGTCTAAGTAATCTCGAGAAAATCAACAACGGTACTCTACCCGAGCCTAAGCTTATTATCATCAATCAATGCTGGTGGAGGCGCGGCGCGCAGATACTGAAGCAGTTTTCTAAGCAAAGTATACCAGTAATTACAACCGAGCACGGGTCACCAATGCTATATTATGGGGAGGGAGCTTATCGCGGGAACCTTAGAGGTAGTGTATCGCACCCTACTTGGGGTAATGTCGGTAGAGATATAATGGTGAAGCTGGGATGCCAATCTATTCAAGTTCCACCTCTGGGGAGCCCGAGGCTCGATTACTACTTCTCCCGGAAGCCGAAGAATAAAATTAAAAAAAATGAAGCTGTCATTTTTGGTACTAAATCTGAAGGGACTAAACCATGGAATGTCGATATTAACAATAAAGTTAAAATCATACAATCAAAACATAATTCCGTTAAATTCAAAGGTAAGATTTTAGGTCCGTTAAAACTACTAGATTTAGAAAGTATAGATAAGGATTTTTCTTCAAATGAATTTTACGAATTATTCAACAGTATTAATCACGCTTACTTCTGGTTCCCATCTAGCCTTATAACTATCGCTAAGATTATGGGCTGTAAAACCTATGCCTTGTATTCAGATTCTCACTGCAAATATACCTCTAATTATTTCAATGAACATAAAGATCATATATTTCCGTATAATATCGAAGGAGAAATTAATAGAGATTTGGACGCGACGTTCCTAAGTAATAATCTAACACCTAACGGCATAGATAATATTTTAAATTATATCCTAAATGAAAAAAGTTTCAATATTAATAACTAATTATAATTACTCTAAATATATTAATAGATGTATTCGCTCTTGCTTAGATCAAAACTTCAATCGAGATGAATATGAAATTATAATCATAGATGATAATAGCAATGACGGTAGCTACTCTCAGTTGAACTACTGGAGTGATAAGGAGAATATTAGAGTAATTTTTAATGAAAAAAACTTAGGCTTAGGCGCTAGTTGCAACAGAGGCTTGCGTGAGTGTAGAACTCCATATGTCGTAAGAGTTGACGCAGATGACTATATTAATGAAAACCTTTTGTTATTTCTTTACTATCACGCTCATTACAACAAGTCTCATGCAGTAGCTTGCGATTATATTGAAGTTAACTTCAATGAAGAGATTTGTGCTAGGAGGAATGCAAAAGAACATCCAATAGCATGCGGAATATTGTTCAGGCTGGACTGTCTGGAGTTTGTAGGTGGATATTCAAACCGAAGAGTGGGTGAGGAAACTGAGCTTCGAGATAGATTCGACAAACATTTTAATGTTGAGTATTTGAATCTACCTCTTTATAAGTATTTAAAGCACGAAAACTCTTTAACCAGTAAAGATGAATGATATTTTTTTAAAAACCTATTTTGAATATTTAAATGATGCAGAAGATCTGACAGCTGATTTTAAATATAGACATTGGGATCCTACTGCTAAAGTAGAGCTTGGATGCTATCGATGGAAAGGGGTTTATCAGTATAAGGATTTTATAAATGAAAAATTAAAATCCGGTATGTGTGTTGATTTTGGTGGTGCTGCTAGCCCTATAGGTAATTGTGTTATAGTGGACCAGCTACAAACAGATTCAACAGGCAAACCAATTACATTTAAAACTATTGATAGTATTAACAGCGATATTGATTTTATTTTTTCTTCACATACATTGGAACATATTTTAGATGTTGAGGATACTCTTAAATTAATGAACCAAAAATTAACCACTGATGGGTCAATATTTTTACATTTACCAGCATACACATGTAAGAGATGGTTACCTTCCGTACATCACAACCCAACGTATGGAGACCACCAATGGTCTTTTTCTTTATCTGGAGACACGAAAGCACCTGAGCATAGGAACCTAGAGATAGACAAACTGGTCTCACGGTATTTTAATATTACTAAATCTGGTTATGTTGGTGATAACTCAATTGTAATAATAGCAAATAAATGAAGATATATGCATTAATACCAGCTCGTGGAGACTCTAAGAGACTTAAAGGAAAAAACATTTATCCATTAAAAAATAAACCATTAATTCGATGGACTATTGATGCAGCATTACAGTCAAAATATATAGATCAAAATAATTTATATGTATCTACCGAGGACCAAAATATTAAAAATATATGTTCTGATATTAAAGTGATTAATAGACCCATTGAGTTATCAGGAGATGATGTATGGACTCAACCTGTGGCGGATCATTTCGTAGATATCATATCGGCACAGGAGGATGATATTATTGTTTTATTGCAAGCTAATTCACCTCAAATAACAAGCTCGGTCATCGATCAATGTATTGATAAGCTAATGGATAATGATCTTTGGCAAGTTCATACAGTGGATAAAAATTTAATTCATAATGGAGCAGTCCATGTTTATAGAAATTTCATCCGATCACATAAAGGTAAAATAAGCTACAATGGTGTTATAATTACTAATTGGCTTGATATACATACAAAGGATGATATAGTAAAGGTTTCAAGATTATTATGAGCGAGAAAATATACAACACAGAAGATAGTAGAGGTTTTTGGATGACTAGAACCAATAACTCACCTAACAATAGACCGGTAGCATATGCAAATGCAACTTTAGACCGGACTAAGGAACTATATCGTTATATCGAGGATTATATTGATTCAGAATATCATATAATTGAAGTCGGCTGCAATGTAGGGCGTAATTTAAACTACCTATATAGTAAGGATGTAAGGAAACTAATTGGTGTTGAGATTAATCCAGAGGCTCTCAAAATGGGTTCAGAACTTTATGTTGATATGTTTAATGATAGTAGTTCACTATTCTTAAATGGAGCTGCAGGTGACATACTACCAACGTTAAACAACGGTAGATCAATTAATCTATGCTTTACTATGGCGGTTATGATACATATGAGCAACGAAGAGCAAGATTTTACCATGAAGTGGATTTCAAAGAACTGCAATATTGCATGCTTCATTGAGCTAGTCGAAGGGCAAAAACGGTTAGGCTCTACCTCTGGTCACTTCCATAATCCACTCGATATAAATTATAATATCTTAGTAGATGCAGGATTTAAGATTACTACTCAAGAAAAGTTTAAAGCATTACAACCTAACGGACCTTACACCATTACTATATTAAAGCGATGCCGTCGATAACAATTTGTGCTGAAATAGGAATCAACCATAACGGGGACATGGATCTATGCCATGAGCTCATTAGACAAGCCTCTATTAATGGAGCAGATCTAGTAAAGTTTCAACTATATGAACCTAAAATTCTTTTTGTGGATGAACCTGAGCTGATATCAGAGGGAGAGAGATGCCAATTTAACTATGACGAGTTTAAGAGAGTTCTGGATTGGTGTCATGAAGAATCTATAAAGCCGTTTTTTAGTGTCTTCGATGAGACTAGATTAGAGTGGACTGAAAAACATGGATGTGATATGTATAAGCTTGCATCACGATCTGTTAAAAAAACTCCAGAGTTTTGTAAAATTGTTTGTGACTTAGATAAACCTACTTATATCGCTTTAGGAATGGAATCTCTTGAAAAAGCAAAAGAGGTAGTAGGTAGCTATAATAAAGTAAAGTACTTGTTTTGTAGATCTATTTACCCTGCTCAATACCGCGACTATAGAGACCAACCAAGCGATTACCTTGACTCTGAATATGAAGGTATATCCGATCATACACATGGTATCGAAATGTCGCTTCTAGCAGTCGCTAGAGGAGCATCGTTTGTTGAAAAGCACTTTACCTTATCTAAATCTATGGAGGGATCCGATCATAAATGCAGTATCACTCCTAAAGAGCTAAAAGATTTATCTATGTTCGGAAAGGATCTACATAAAGTTTATCAAATATGTAGAAAATCATAGATATATAATACTGTTATATAATATACCTTTATAGTATTGAGAAATAATTTGATTATACATTAATATACTATATAATAGTTGTATGATAATCGATCAAGAACTATATGATGGTAATTTAATTCATTCCCGATTCGCTTATAAATTTTTCAAGGATAGAGTCCTACCAATTGGTAATATCGTGGCTTTCCGCGCTCCAATGCACGTTGAAACTGATGGAATGATTGATGAAGAGGATATTATTAATGGTGAATTTATTTACAGTGATGATGCAATGAATTTCTGTTGGGAAATCCCAACATTATGTGAATTAGGTGCAGTATCCTTTCAAAGACTATTTAATACTCAGATTGGTAATCTACTCTCGACAAAATACCTCAATGCTCCTATTGAAATTGATGGTGATGACTTAATTGTACATAAGGAGCATGATCAAGGTGGAATAGTACAACAAAAGGGTAAGTGTAGTGTGAGTATTACGTATAGCACTAACGGTACATCAATAGGTCACACCGGGATTAATGTAACAGCCGGCAATAGAGCACCAGCTCATGCATTTTCTACCAAATTATCCGATGATCAATGTAAAGGGTTTATGGAAGATGTAATTGAGATGTTTTATGCTATGAATGATGATATTTTCATCGCGACAACTAAAGTTATCGTTAAATAGTGAATATATTTGATCATTTAAATGATATTCTCTTCACAAAAGAGAGTAAATCACTACAAAATGTTGAAGATGAAGGTGATTTTCAACCATACCTAGTGAATAGGTGGATATCCATGTATTCACCGGAATTAGCATATATTATAAATGAAACTACTAATAAATATCACAGTATTTTCGATGAAAAGCGTGATACGTATAAATTTCTTAAGGTAATTATGCCTAGAATGCGCAGAAAACGCATTAATTATATTAAAAAACCTAAAAAAGATCAAGAAGACATGCAGGAGTGTGTAGATATATTGGCGCGCAGCCTTGAAATCTCAAAAAAAGAGATAATTAATTATATAGATGATTGCGCGACCAGAACTCCCGGACCAAGTTAAAGGTACAGTACAAATAGAGAATTATACTAATGATAACTTCTCTATATTTGGATATACTCTAAATAAACTACTAGATGATATAATTCTCATCGAATTTCAAGATACCTTCGAAGAAGAGGGTGGATATGTAGACCGAGGCGGTATAGCTGTTCCAATTAACGCAGTTCAGCATATGTGGAGGATAGGTAAGGTTATCCTATCAGGGCCCGGGTGTGAACATGTTAAGAATGGTGATTTTATCACTTTCCCTAATGATAAGGGATTAAAGACTAGCTATGTAACTGTAAATGATGATAACGGTAAGACCGTTATTGTTAAAAACGGTACATTCTTAAATGAAAGTCGGATATTCGGTATCTGCTCCCCAACAAATGCTGAATAATGAAAGTAGCGTTACCAACGCTAACTACGTTACTACAAAATAACGTATTAGAGCTCAGATTCAAAAGAAGACGACCTAAACCTGGCGATGGTCCAACCCGCCGCATGCTATGTACTAATTCTCGACCGATTCTAGAATCATCGGAAGGTTTAAGCTTATTACATTACTCTCCAAGTACTAGTAATTTAAAATTTAACCCATCTACAAAGAATCTTGTAGTAGTATGGGATATATTTATGCAGGATTATAGATGTGTAAATGCTAATGATTGTGAAGTTGTATCTGTAATTACATCGGAGGACTTCTGGCCTTACTATAATACATCTCTCTTACAGATGTCCCCCTCCGATAAAATTAACTTTATGAATTCATGATATCAAAAATACTAGACAAGTTTCTCTTAAAAGAGATCGAACTATCAACACATAAGAAAACCATTAAAAAAGGTACTCTAATATTATACAAAGATGATCTCTATTATATTACTCTTTATATAAGAAATGAAGCGGGTGACGTTAAGAAGCTCGAAGTACCAAGACCGTTTGATATAGATACCTTAAGAGAAGGGGAACGTGTTAGATTCGATTATAAGTTATCAACGATAACAAAAGAATGTCCTAAGAAGCTAGAGGCAATTAATAGAATACCACGTCTCAAGGAAAGTAAGTACTATAACACCTACGTAACACTCAAGACGTTAGAAGAGTAATAGGTTAGGTTTCTTTTTCCGGTTATTCTTGGGTTCATTACACAATACACCTAAGAATTAACTTAGACGTATTATGTAATGTTTCTATTTCCGTATAAATCCCGGTTTAAATTACAGAGCGTAACCTCTCTTAAGAGGACCTTTACTTTATGGAGAATCCCGACCTATAAACTCCGGTTGTTAGACCGCAAAGGTATACCAGCTTTCGCTGCGTTTCGGTGCGATGTGGGTTTTAAGCCACCGTTTTTAATGCCACCGCTCAGTGGTTGTGTTTAATTTAGCTTCGTCTTTTCCAGCAGTTCACTCTGCCGAGCTACCCTATCGATGAAGACGCTACTCTTCGTGTCCTTGCCCAGGTTTCACGGATAGGAAAAAGGTATGACGTTATTTCACATCTGTCCTTTTTTGATTTTTTAATAGTTTAATACAATAATCATGATTTTCAACTAAATATTATAATACCGGTGTGAAAAAAGATCCTTTCTATTTTGAGATTAAAGATGTAGTTACTCAGTTCGTAGCTGCATTTGATGATGTCGTAATAAAGCGCTTTAATAAAGCTCGTGAAGCTAAAGAGCGCGTTCAAGTGAGGTATGTATATTCACCTAAGAAAAGAGTATTACACGATCTAGTTAATAAAGCGCAGCATATAACCATACCTGTTATTGCAGTTAATATCGCTGGAATCAGCAGGGACGAGTCTCGAATCTTCAATAAGATTGAAGGATCGCTCTATAATAGAAATCATCTGTTAATGGAACAATCAACTCGTACTATCCCGGTTTCGTCTAATGTAACTCGCCCTGATTACCTTCCTCAACCGGTCCCAGTTAATATATCTATTAATATGTCTATGATTACTAAGTTCCAGACTGATATGGATCAAATCCTTAGTAATTTTATACCATATAGTGACCCTTATGTTATTATAAGCTGGAAAGTACCGGGAGAATTTATTGTTACTGAGCAGGAGATCAGGAGTGAAGTTCTATGGTCCGGTGATATTAATCTAGAATATCCTACTAATCTAGATAATACTAATCCATATAGAATCACTGCAGATACGTCGTTTACTATTAAGGGATGGTTGTTCAAAAAGCATATAGAGGACTATACCGGGACAGTATTACAGGTTAACGCTAATATATATGATGGTTTTGATTTAGCAGAAACTATAATAGCTACTGATGACGGTACTACAATAGTACCAGTCACAGGATCTCAACAGACATTTAATAGTGAAATTGATAATTTAATATAACAATGGCTTTAATAAAAATACTTGAAGGGAGACAGTCTATACCGGAGATTACTCATATATACGACTATAATGATCACGTAGCTCTAAAGAATGGTAATATTAAGCTTGAGATACTTGGATATTCCTTCTCCGGCCTCCCTAGTAAGGACCCGACTAATAATATTTTTAATGCTTATATAAGATCAAGTAATTCAACCGCTATGTTTGGTATATCGTCCCTCGAGGTTGATATGTTTAAGAACATAACAACCAGTGGATCAAGGAGCTTGGCTGTACTTTTCCCATCATTCACGGCATTCGAGGTTACATATAATATATTAAGTGAGAATATAATGACTATTGATGTTCCACCGATTTATGAGGATGGATGTTTTGATATTATACTTCTAAATCGTGCAGGGTATACCAGCTCGTCACAAGCTTTAGGTACTTTCGCATGTACTACATCAGATCTAGATACAAATTATGAAGCTCCGTTAGGATTATTAAAGCAATCAGGGGAAAATATACTATCTGAACATGGAGATGATATATTAATCAATTTAGGAGCAAATCCAACAGAAGAAAATCCCAGAATAGCAGGTGATACTGTATGTGACCCGTAATAAGTAATTGCAATGGCTGATAGTAAGATTACAGAACTACCTTTTTACGATCCTCTGAATATCGATCCGGAGGATACATTCGTAATTGTCGATATTGCAAAGGATCAAACTAACAAGGTTACACTAGCAGACCTACATTCAATCCTCGAGGAGTTCGATACTGAGTTAAGTCAATCCAAGCTAGTAACCCTAACACATAATAGATCGACTAAGGCTGGTGTTAGTTGGATAATAAACCCTCAAGTTTTTAAGTCTACCTACTTACCTAACAGTAGTATTACACCTAGCACTGACGTAATCACAACAGATCAGAGCTTTCTCTCACCTTTCAAGTTAAAATTTAAACCATATAAGTGTTGTAAAGATAAATGGCCATCTATCCCGCATGTAATTCTAAAGCCTGGTACATCTGGACCTGGGTATCAGAGCTTAATGACTATACGGTATTGTAATAGTATTATAGCTACTATTACTTTTTCTAGAGCGTATGTTGGTGAACCGTTTATTTTTGTAGATGAAGACGGTAATGATATATCACACTTTCAGAATGGAACACGTCTCACCTTCAGAGAAGGTCTAATACAAATATAAAAGTACATCATGGCTAGCTATCAATATATTAACACACATTTTACTCTCGGTGTATTTTGCCCGGATTCAGACTTTAATCTAGATGAGGATCTTGTAGTTCTCGAGGATGGATCTACCTCCTTAATTTCTCCACTTGTTGACTATATCTACACTCCTCATTATGACCCGGTGACTGGTGATACAACTGGAGATTCATACCTGTCATGGTCTTCCTCCGGGTCAAGTAACCCCGTAGGTATTACAGCTGAAGATACCACTCACTTTTATCTAAATGGGTTTAATACTCTTAAGTCTGGAATAGGGTATTTAATTGTAAAGAAGCCTGGTACCTCAAATTTTGCAATACCAGGATTTATATGTAGTAATAGTCAGTTACCACCGACTAATAAGGTTGAGCTGATTGAGAACCCTTATACTGTAGCAACGTATGTAGGCTCTGTAACATCTCTTGAACTAGATACGTGGGAATACTCCTCTACTTTTAGAGAGATTATCTCTACATCAAATAATCCAGAAAGGCAGATAGGTGATACTCCGAGTGTTAATGGGCTTCTAGGATATTCGTATTTAAATACGCAAAATACTCTATCTCACCTTACACGAGGAGAATCTTATTTATTCATCAAGGATCCAGACACCGATAGTATTAACATTCCAGGTGTTATGATAGGATGTCTAGATAATCTAGATATCAAGGCCCCGGTCCATATATTGTGGGACGTTGTGCTTGTTGACACTAACGGTAGTGTAGTAGATTCCACAGGAATTGAACTTATAGGTCAAAATATTAACAATACACCTATAGGTCCTATTATAGTCTATCCACCCTCTGGTTCAAAGTGGGAGATCGATGCTATAGCTGATAGATTCCCAGATAATAGGCCAGATATTATAGGCGTAGATTTTAATAATAATCCATATGGTCCACAATTACTAACAAATGATGATATAATAGTTAATATATACGTCGATTCAACTCTCATTAAGTCTATTACAGGCGACTATAATAATACTATAGAGGTAGCAACAGGTAATATATTAACTGATACCTTAATGATACCAGGTAGCAGTGTTACAGACTCAATGATACGCCCTGATGCTGATATTAAGATCGAAATCTCCGGGTTTCTTCCACCACCGACTCCTACACCGACTGCTACTCCGGAACCAACACCTACACCCACGGCTACACCTACTCCAACACCAACTGCTACACCTGATGGTTGGGTACCACCAACACCTACACCTACAGCTACACCAACACCTACTCCAACACCAACTGCTACACCTGATGGTTGGGTACCACCAACACCTA